TGGTCGATAATCTTTTTAATTTGGTCTTCGTACCCATCATTCCAATTTCTCCATTGCGCACCATACACAGGTCCAAGATATTTCTGAACATCTGAATTAGGATAACCTAATTGCTTACCTTGGTTATCAGCATTAGCAGTCCATATAGTTTTCTTGTCAACAAGATTTTCTCTATCGTCTTCAAATGTAATTTCTGCTAAGCGACGTTCGTCTTCTGATCCTTCAAGGAACCAAAGCAATTCACCAACAACAGACTTCCATGCTAGCTTCTTAGTTGTTACAGCTGGGAATCCTTCCTGAAGATCAAAGCGCATCTGATATCCAAAGACTGTTTTTGTGCCAATACCTGTGCGATCATTAACCGATTCACCATTCTCCATAATGAATTTTAATGCATCTAAATATTGCTTCATTTGTTTCTCCTAAACACTTGATACTGATTGCCACTTTCTTCGCCAGTCCAATTCAAAGTTAACTCATATAAACCAAATGGGAAGTTAAGAAACACATCACAATTATAGACTCCAGGAATAACGGTCAAATGGAACTCTTCGATCATCTCAGAACATTGTGTAACTATTGAAGCACCACCGATGATCCAAACGTCCTTATCAGAGTTGGCATCTAATTCCTTAATTTTATTTTTAAAATCTGTGTTTATAACTGTTGCACCTTCAAATCCTTCCTTTGATGAAATTACATAATTCTCACGATTAGGAAGAGGATTAGGAAAGCAAGGATCATTCCAAGTATTAGAACCCATAACAACAATATGCCCAGTTGTTAAATTTTTGAAATGTCTTAAGTCTTCTCTGTTGACGGGCCATGGCAGAGTACCATCTTTACCGATCCCTTCATCGAGATCAACGGCCATAATTGCTTTAATCATTTTAATCCTTATTTGGTTGCTTAATAATGATATTATATCAAAGGTTTAATTAAAATGTTAAAGTATCTGGAAACAAGCACAAAAAAAGGGAACCAAAAATGGTCCCCTTAATTATAGTAAGCTAGATTATACTAGAACAGTATTAGTGAAATCTACACCGAATGAACGAGCGTAAGTAGCAGCGCGATCAGTAGAAGTAGCAGAGCTAATGCCTGGGATAGTATCTAGAGCGTAACGAGTCTTAGCGATAACTGCTGGTTGACCAGAGTCAGCGTTAGTAACTTTAGTGAAGCTCATTGGTACGTATGGAGCGAAGAAGCCCATAGCATCACGACGATCAGCACCTTTGTAAAGAACAGTACAGTAGTCAGAAGATGCGTATTGGTCAACGATTACTTTAAAGCGACCGTCGAAAGTACCAGCTACACCACCTGAAACTGGAGAGCTTACAGCTGAAGCTTGAGTAGCAGGCTGGTAGCTACCAACTTGTTCCAACATAGTTGCAACTTTTGGAGATACAAGAAGTACGTTACCTTGGCCACGCTTAGTGTCGATACCGATTTGAGCAGCTTCTTTAGAGATACGGATAGCTTCGTGACGGAATTTTTCAATTTCGAAACGGCCACGTGTATCAGGAGTAGCACTGAATGCAGTATCAGCAAGTTGTGTAGCATTGCCGTTGATGAAATCAACGATTTCACGATCGATTTCAGCTTGCATTTCGTAAGACATTAGAGACATGATCTCTTCGTCAGCTAGTAGACCGTGCTGTGATTTAAGATCTTGGTACATTTCAACAGTGTATTGACCTTTTAGTGCACGTGATTTAGCTTCAACAGATTTTTTGCTGATAGAGAAACCAACTTCTTTCATGTTACGAGCAAGTTGCTCCGCAGTAGAAGTAGCAACTGGACCAGTGTAGTTCTTAAGAATACGGCCGAAAGCAGCTTCGTTTGAGTAAGTAGCAGTAACAGTTAGACCTGTTAGATCAGCATCTTTAGCAACCAAGTGTAGATCACCTTCAGAGTAGATTGAGATTGCAGAAGCATCGTCAGCAGTTCTGATGATCATTAGGTTACCGTTTGCGCCTTGGTCAGCATCACCAGTGTATTCGTTAGTTAGTGCGTAAACGAAACCAGTAGGCATAGACATAGGCTGAACACCTAGTAATTCGTTAGCGATTAGGTTAGGGTAAACGCGACGAACCATTGGCATTAGGATTGGTGTGAACTGTGCAACATCACCAGAAAGGGTACCTTCTGATACTAAACGCGCATGTTCTTTTTCAGTGTTCTCAAGCATCATCTTCATAGCTGCAGAGTCAGAAGCAGACAATGGAGCGTACTTTGAACTTTCAAGTAGGGCTTGAATGTTTTCCATTTTTAAATTCTCCTATTAAGTAATTTTTTATTTATTTATATTTTTTATTTATAAATTAAACTAGGTGTGCCCAAACTGGAGCTTTCACTTCAGCTTCTTTGTCAGCAGACTCTTGTAATTTATCTTCTTTAGCTTCAACAGCACCTTTAACTGATTCCTTAATAGTTTCAAGTTTTTGTGCGAAAGCGTCATCTCTTGAAAACTCAACTAAATCAGCTAATTTTTTAAATTTCTCAGCTTCAACAATTGAAAGGCCTTCAACCATTTCGGCAATAACACCCATTTTAATTAGTTTATCGTTTTCTTCTTTCAAAGAAATAATTTCTTCAACCAAAGAATCCTGTTTAGCAACAGATTCTTCTAATTTTTTCTCAACTGCTGATTCATCTTTAGCTTCAACGATCTTAGCAACTTCTACACCTGTAGCAGTTAACATTGAGTCGAATGCTTCGATAATCATGTCAGCTTTTTCTGATTTAAGTGATTCATCTAGAGCAGATTTTGCTTCAGCCATAAATTCATCAACGATTCTTTCTAAATATTTGTCTAACGACTCAACCATTTCTGATTGCTTCAATGCAACATACTCTTCAGCTTTTTCGTTTAAAAACTCAATGTGTTGCTCAGACTTTTCATTTAGAGAATCAATTTCTTCTTCAATTCTAGCTTCGGCAATCACTGCAGCCTTAGTTTCAACTGCTTCATTGAATTGAGCTTCTAACGACTCTTTTAACTCAGCTGTGAAAACTTTTTCGTCTAGTGATTCAAAAAGTTTCTCTAACATATGTTCATCTCCTTTTAAATTTTATATTATTTATATATTCATAAACAATAAATTTAACTTTGTATTTTCGCCGTTAAAGCGAATATTCCTATTATTTATTTTTTTAATTCTTCAAGTAATTCAGCGAATTTAGAAAGAATCGCAGAGTCAACGTCTGCTTTTTCAAACATATTACTTGTACCTTCACTCTGACTTTCAGTCATAGATACAATATTTCCAAAATCATCAATACCAAAACTCAAATCTTCGATAATTCCTTCATTTAATTGGAAGCTTTCAACAATACCGTTCATAGTTGCATTGTAATCCGATGGAGCAGCAACTACATCGTAAGTAACCAATTTGAAATTTTCAACAACACCATTCTTAACCGAACCTACACCTCTTGAGCTAACAGAGATATTAACACCGTTATCAATAAGAGATTTAAGTTGATTAGCTTTTGCATTGTCTAAAAGAACTGCCTCGCCCATAACATACTTATCTTTAATTTTAAGTTTTGTAATCTTGGCTACAGCTTCCATTGGATCTACATTAGTACGGGCAGGATGTTCCCACTCCATTAATGTATTTATAGATCCGCTTTCGAAGTTTGATTGATATTTAGAAACTTCAGTTTCCCAAAGTTCGCGTGGATATATACGCCCATTTCTATTCTTTTCGCCGATGGTACTGAAGACACCCTTAATTTTGTACTTCTTAGATGTTTTACCAGTGCTTTCATCAAGAGTTTCCTCAATAATGAATTCTGGTTTAGCATCAATATCATACATTAATTTCATGTCTTTACTCCTCGGTAGAGTTAATCTTTGCAAAATTAGATTTCATCTGTTGGATTTTATCGTAATCATTTGCATATTTACTAGCAGAATCATGCGCAGCCAATTTAGAATGCAATTCTGTTTTAATAGCATTTGAAAAATCTGTATACTTCTTGTTAATTGCCAATTCAATAACGTTTGTATCTAAGCTCATATTTTACCTTCTCGTGTTATATAATTTATTTATATAGAACAGAACATAAGTTATTTCCTACGTTTTGCTCCAGTTTTCTTCTTCCCTGCGGCTCTCGCCATTTGGAATAATTGACTCGCTGAATATCGGCCCTTAGTAAACGTTTCAGTTTTAAGCCTAGCGACTTCCATTAATCTTTCGGGAGGAACTACAACACCTGTTGAACTTATCCTTCCGTTAATATAAAGTCTAATACAAGGAGCATATCCTAAACTTTTCAACATTGGCTTTAGTTCTTTATAACTGAACCCCAATGGTTTGTTTTTAGCGATATTCTTTTCATTCAATTTTATAATATATTTGATTAAATTTAATCGCATACTTAATGGAATCCAATGAAAATTTAATCCAAGAGTATGGGAACGACCCCTCTTTAAAACTAAAATGAGGGGCGTCCTATCATAAGTATTTTCTTTATATTTTGCATCATAGAAAGTAAAGATTAAGTTACCTGGAATCATATCGTTTCTAGTCATTTTTCTACGTTCTTTTAGTAGATCCTTAACCTTTGCGTATGATTGCGTTGGTGATAATTCCTTAACCTTTAACTTTGCCATTAAACATCCTTAAAGAATCCTCTTATGAGAATTCTATTAACCGTTAGAAATATCGTTAGCTGTAGATGCGTTACCTTCAGCTGGTGCCATTGTTTCGCCACCACCAACGACCCAATCAGTGAAGCTGAATGTTACGTCAAATTCCATTGCAGTATCTTGCTGGTCGTCGCCAAGAGAAACTTCGCCAACTTCTTGTACGAACACGTTGTGGAAAGTGTACATAACTGTTGGGTTACCAGCTGAATCAAGTTGTTCAACAGATAGTTCACCAAGAATTGCTGTTGGGTTACCTGAGTGGCTGTTGTCTTGGAAGTGATCCGCTGCTTTTAGCCAAGCAAGCATATCTTTACGAATTGCGTGATCTTCTGTTTGGTAGAAAGTTAGTGTCCAAGTGTTACCGTAAGAGGTGTCACCAGGAATTACCAATTTACGACCTTGGTTAAATACTTCAATCTGTCCTACAGATACTGAAGGGAAGACTGCTGCCTTACATAGTGTATCTACTGTGCCTAGGTTAGACGTAGTT